GAAGGTCAAGTCCATCGGCGGCGCCCGGTACGTCAAGCCCGAAAAGGGAGGACCCGCCTGGTCTATGCCTCTGCACCTGGAGACAGCACGGCGTCTGCGGCGTCTCTTCGGCGATGAAATCCGCTTCAGCAACGAACTTGAAGACTGGGGCAGAGACATCGTCGAATTGGAGGACCGTCTGGTGGCGCTGGCCATGGCCGAGGATGGTGAACTTGACCTGCTGCCCGATGTGCTGCCGGAGATGTACGACACCCTGTACCCCTTCCAGCGAGCAGGCATTGCCTTCGGGGTAGAATGTCCCTTCCCCTTAGTTGCTGACCAGCCCGGTCTGGGGAAGACCCGTGAAGCCATCGGCATCATCTTCGAAGCGGGCCTGGACTACGGCAAGCATCTGGTCATTGCGCCCAAGACCTCACTGAACACAGTGTGGTTCGAAGAGTTGCGGGAGTTGCAGCCCTATGCGATCTGGGTGGCGTCGGGCAGTCGGGGTGAGAAGCAGCGGGCCATCGATGAGTTCATGGAATACGACGAGCCCGCTTGGCTGATCACCAACCCGGCCACCATCCAGTTCACCAGGGTACGGGGCAAGAAGGATCAATACTTCTCCCAGTTCCCGGCGCTGTTCGACTTCCTGTGGGACAGCATCATCCTGGACGAATGCCACAAGGCGGGCCTGCGTGACCCCAAATCCATGACGGCCCGTGGTCTGTACGCTCTGCCCCTGACCGAAGGTGGCAAGCGTCTCGCCCTCAGCGGCACGCCGATGGGTGGCAAGCCCATCAACCTGTGGCCCATTCTGCACTGGTTGGACCCAGAGGAATTCAACAGCCGGTGGGCCTGGGCTGAGCACTGGTTGCAGATGTACGACAACGGGTGGGGCACGCAGATCGGTGAGGTGAAGCCCGAACTGCAAGAGGAGTTCGACCAGTACATCACCCGCTTCATGCTGCGGCGCACCAAGTTGGAGGTGTTCAGCGAACTGCCGCCGAAGCAGTACGTGCCGGTGTGGGTGGACATGACCGCCAAGCAGGCGAAGCAGTACAAGGAATTCGCCCTGGCGGCAGAGGTCAAGATCGAAGAGGACCACCTCACCGCCACCAGCATCCTGGCCGAGTACATGCGGCTGAAGCAGTTTGCCATCTCCTACAGCCACATCGAATGGATTGACCGAGCCGAAGGCGTCTACAAGGTAGTGCCGGATGGCTACGAAGACAGTCCGAAACTGGAAGCACTGGAGGAGTTGCTGGAGGAGCGGGGTGTCTTCGACGAGAAGCAGGACGTGGATGAGCAGATCGTCATCTTCAGCCAGTTCAGTGTGGTGGTGGACTGGATCTGCAAGTGGCTGTACGAAGCCAAGGGCATTGAGCCGCTACGCATCACAGGCAAGGTGACCGAGGCGGGCAGGCAGGAAGCCACCGGCAAGTTCCAGAACAAGGAGGCCAAGGTCATCGTTATGACCACAACGGCGGGCGGCGTGGCCATCACCCTGGATGCTGCCGACACCGTCATCTTCATGGACGAAACCTGGGTGCCCGACGACCAGGAGCAAGGCGAGGACCGCATCCACCGGGTCAGCCGAATTCACCAGGTCACTTGCTACTACATCCGCACCAACGGTACCATTGAGGAATACATCGAGAAGAAAGTACAGAGGAAACAGAATGTCAACAACATCATCCTCGATCTCCGTCGGGAAGGCCTCCGTGCCCTCTGAGCCGCTGTTCGTTGTCCGCACCAGTGAGCGGGTCGACTTCACTCGGTGCAGGCAGCGGTGGTGGTGGGCCTACCAAGACAGGCTCAAGCCCATACAGAACGCACCGGCCCTGCGCTTCGGTGACTTGATTCACCAAGCCCTGGCCGTGTGGTACAAGCCCAGCAAGCCGGGGAAGATCCTGCGGGGCGTCAAGCCCTGGATCACCTTTGACAAGGTGTATCAGCAGCAGTTGGAGGACAACCTCAGCGAATTCAACATTCGGCTGGAGGACGAAGAGGAGTGGGTCAATGCCAGGGATCTCGGCAACGAGATGCTGCGTAACTACGTTGATCGGTGGGGGCGTGACGAACGTTATCGTGTCCTCTCCCCTGAGCAGCCCATCCAGGTTGATCTGTATATGGCTGACGGCAAGTATCTGTGCACTTACGTCGCTCAGTTGGACGTCGTCGTTCAGGATATGGAAACGCTCCAGTACGGCCTGATGGAACACAAGACCGCAGGCACCATTCGCACTGACCACCTTGACCTGGACGAACAGGGCGGCACGTACTGGGCAGTGGCGCCGTTCTGGCTGATGGAACGAGGCATCCTCAAGCCGGGGCAGGACTTGGACTTCATCCTGTACAACTTCCTGCGCAAGCAGAAGAAAGACACCCGCAAGCAAGACGCTGACGGCGCCTACCTGAACTTGGACGGTAGCGTCAGTAAGAAACAGCCTGCCCCACTGTTCCAGCGGGAGAAGATGTACCGAGGGCAGAACGAGCGCATTGCGCTCCTGCAACGCCTGGAGCAGCAGGTGTTGGAAATGCGGGGCGTAGCCGCTGGTGAGATCGACTGCTACAAGACGATCCTAGGTGGTTGCCGTGGAATGTTTGGCTGCGCCTACCGGGATATGTGCGTTGTCCACGAATCCAACGGCGACTGGGAGGCGGTCCGAGACGCTACAATGTCAACGTGGGACCCATACTCAGCACATGAACTAGAACAGGAGAAGGACAGTGGCTAACCGACCATCAGCGATTGTTCCTGTCACAAAGATCGAGAGTCCATTCGCACGTGTCCTGATCTACGGCGACCCCGGCTGTGGAAAGACACCCCTGGTGGGTACGTCACCCCGTGGGCTCATCCTCAGCGCCGACCCCTACGGCACCATCAGCGCCGCCCTGACGGGCAGCAAGTGTGACCGCTGGGACGTGCGAGACCACAACGATCTGGACGAGGCGTACCAGTTCTTCCGGCACGGGGGCTGCGACGACTATTCCTGGGTGTGGCTGGACAGCGTCACGTTGTTCGAAGAACGTGGCTTGGACAGCATCATGGAAGACCTGATTAGCAGTGGCAAGACCCATCGCAAGGTGTACCTTCCCGACCGCCCGGAGTACGGGCAGAACCAGAACAGGATCAAACTGTGGGTGCGGGGCATGGTGGACCTGCCCATCAACTTCGGGCTGACGGCGCACATCATGCGAGTGGAGGATGAAGACGGCAACGTCATCATGAAGCCCTCAATCCAGGGCGTACAGGGCAAAGTGTCAGACACGATTTGCGGCTACATGGGCATCGTTGGTTATATGTGGGCCGCTCGCAAGGAGGGGGAAATCCGGCGAGGCTTGCAGGTCTTCAAGGACAGCAAGCGGGTAGCGAAGGACCGCTACGGTGCCATCCCCAACGGCAAGATGTTCAACCCCACAATTCCGAGACTGGAGGAGTTGATCAGGAAGAAGTTGCCCGAGCCGCCTACACCTCGAAAGCGCACTGGCGTGAAGCGTGCGGCGCCAGGTAATGTGCAACGTAACCGCACAGCAGCACAACGAAACAGAAGGAGCACTTGAAATGGCAGTCATCAAGTACGATGTCAGTGAGTCCGACCCCGGCTCAGCCAAGGGTGGGGCGCAGTCCGTACCCAAGCGGGGCGTGAAGGTAGTCAAGATCGAGTACATCAAGGACCGGCGCCCGGAGAAGAACGACTTCGAAGTCAAGGCCACCATCGCCCAGGGGGACAACAAGAACTACCCCTACTGGGACTACATCAACTTCGGTGAGTCCAGCGTGTGGAAGATGGACCAGTTCCTCATGGCCATCGGCGTGGCCGATGCAGACAGCAAGCGCAAGGGGCAGTTCGACCCGGCCAAGCAGAAGGGCAAGTTGGTCAAGGTCGACACCAAGGTGGAGAACGACGACGACGGCGAGCCGGTGCGCAGCAAGATCCGGGCGTGGCTGGGCATGGCCGACGACAGCGACGACGAGAACGACGACGATATGTCGGATGACGACAACGACTCCGACACTTCTGACGACGAGAACACCGAGGATTCCGACTCCGACAGCGACACCGAAGACGGTGACGACTACGACGGTTGGGAACTGTCGGATCTCCGGGCCGAGTTGAAGGACCGTGGGTTGGACACCAAGGGCGGCAAGTCCGTGCTGATCACCCGCCTGCGGGAAGACGACGGCGCCAGCGACGAGAGCGGGAACGGCGACGAAGATGACGCCGACCGGGACTACGACAACTGGGACGCCGCCGACATCAAGGCCGAACTCAAGGAGCGAGGCCTGAACGCAAGTGGTCGCCTGCCCACCCTGATCCAGCGGCTGAAGGATTCCGACGGCCAGGAATCAGCGTTCGACTCGTAGTTCTAACCCCTCGGGTGGACGCCGCCCCGTGCGCCATCCGCCAGTCACGGATAAGCGGTAGGAGGGGTTAGCCGGGGCTGCCCTGTGAGTGCATCTCGCCCCTCGCCTGGTGCGCTCCGGGGTGGCCCCGCTACGTTGTCGGGTCAACTTGTACAGAGGAGCATAGAAATCATGTCTACGGCGAGCATACAACATCTGTCGCCAGAGGAATTCTACCGCACCTCGAACATGGCGCTTGTGGCCTTCTTGAAGATGCAGGGCCACGCAGCACAGACGGTTCGTTGGGAAGGGGAATCCTGCTACTGGTACTTCGACAAATCGGATCCGCTGCTGGATGTAGTGGATACCTACATGTCAGGAGACGCTTTAGTGGAACCTCGTGAGTACAACCGTGTATTCGGACTGACCAAGAAGGAGTTGGCAACGGACGACGCCCCTGAGCGATTTCACCATGACCAACAGCGTTCTGCCTGACCGCTAACTACATTCAGGGGGTTAGCGGTGAAGGTAGGCCCGCAGACGATTGCCGTCCTTGAGCCTTACCTAGAAGACCAAGGACCAAACAGTTCAAATGAGTGGGGCATGCATTGCCCCTACCATGACGACAGCAAACGCTCGGCTTCACTCAACGTGGAGAAGGGCGTCTTCTATTGCCAGGTGTGTGACCGGGGTGCTACGGCACGGGAGGTCGCCCAGGCAATCAAAGATGGGAAGGTGCTGAATGAACGTAGCGTATCGAAAGGTCCCGCTGCGAGAGGGAACGGCAAAGAGAACAGTCCCCTTAGTGAAGCACGAGTGCCAGGTTGGGCGTCTGCACTGCTGGGCAATTCTGACGCCCTCGAGAAGTTTCAGCAGAGGCGGGGTATCGAT